ATTGAACTCACCGGTACTATGCCATGGGGTCCAGAGTATGATGACATGTTCATCATTAAATTGGCTATGCGACTTAACCCGCGTTACGGCCAGATCATGCACCCTGCATCTATGCAGACCCTTAAAGAGGTGCAGACTAAGTTCAGTGCCCGGTATAGTCAATCTACTACACAGATGCCAGCAGAGAATGGGCTCATCTATCTCACCCACTGGCAGCGTTACTGGGGTTACGGTGCTTGGGGTCCGTACTATGGTGATCCGAATGCTCAGTTCCAGTCGGGTTTTCCTTATTAATGCCATACAGCAAATCCAAGGAAAAGCGTCTTGCAAGAAAAGTTCACTGGCCCGATCTCAGGTATGGACCTAACGGGGAACAGAGGCTATTCTACTCTGCTGATGAAGTTCCATTAGGCTGGTCTGATAAAAAGTATATCCCATATATAAATAAACCGATCATACTTCTTAATAGAGACGAACTTGTGGCTGAACTGACTAAACGTAATATTAGAATTGATCCCACCTGGGGTACCGCACATATGAAGAGGCTTATAGACAGTGACACAAGTACCGCTCGGTAAAGGCGCTTATGAGCGTCTATATGCTGGAGCACCAGTTGTTGAACTGCTAAACCGTTGGTTGGAGGCTAATCCTGCTAACCTGCGGGAAGGTACTTCTGTGCTTGCTCGTCCAGGTACTACTATCATTGGTGATGCACTTAATCAAGGTTCATTCACCGGTTATGGTGCTATGCGCGGTAATTACACTCTTAGTGGTCTTTTCAACAATAACTTATTTGTTGTCTGTGGTTCTAACCTCTATATGTTTACTGACAATGGTAACGGAACCGTGACCTCTACTCTTATTGAGGGCACTATCAGTGGTACCGGATATCCAGAGGTTGCGTGGCAAGCTGGTGCTGGTTACCAGAGACTTTGGATTTCAGACGGCCTTCTTCTTCAATATTATCAAGGAGAGTCTGCCGCCTCGGGAACACTAACCCTTACCGGGACTATTGTTAATGGAACAGATAAGTTTGAGGTTGGCGGTATATATTATGTCTGGGGAACTACCTTTAGCCCTTCAGATGCGGGAACATCATCTAACCCATTTGTGATCAACCCAACCAGCATTGCTCTTGCACAACTTGCACCACTTGATCAGGCTGTTTTAGCAATCACAGACACTGGAGAAGCTGGTACAGACTATAGCTCAACTATTGCTGGTCCAAATACCTTAGTTACTGCTGCAAATAATAGCGGTAACAGTCCGGCCACATCTATTCAAATTTCTGCGATAACTGTTGGCTCAGGCGGAGACTCTATTACTTTCACGATTGTCGGTGGTACTGCGCTGTCTGTTACAGGTAGCGGCACTTTGCAAAATGGCGGTATCCAAACCCTTCTTGGTTGCACAATGCCTAATGGTGTTGCTCCTGGGTCCATCACCCAAGTTAGTTCTTACGTAATGGTTGCTCAAGCGAATAGCCAAGAATTCTTCTGGGTTAATCCTGGAGAGACAACAATTGATCCCTTCAACTTCGCGTCTAAAGAAAGTTCACCCGACCCGATCATCTCTATGCGAGCTGTCGGGGATCAGGTACTTATTATGGGCAGTAAATCAACAGAGAACTGGTATGCCACAGGTAATCTCGCAGCACCTTTCGCACCTATTGAAGGTCGCGTTTATGCGCGTGGTGTTATCGCTGGAACCCCTGTTGTGGTTGACGATGGTATTATTGTTGTAGGAGACGATGGCCGAGTATACTCTATCGGTTTCCAACCAGGGGATGCTACGGACACTAGCTGGGGTGTGAATAGGATTTCAAACAATGGGATTGAAGAGCGTGTTCGATATCAAATTAGACGTGAGGACGGATTAACACCATGACAGCGATTTGGCTAGATAGCTTTGATCAGTACGGCACTGGTACGATTGGCCAGACTAATATGCTATCTGGCAATTATGCTAATATTGGTAGTTGCGCGCCTTTGACCCCAAGTTTTGGGGCCAGAACGGGCCAATACTGCATGGGCTCTATTAATAATTCACCTAGTTTGTATTATACTCTACCTGCATCTTTAACGAATATGTTTCAATCTTTCGGTTTCGCCGTGTCCCATCTTGCAACAGAGTTCGGCACAATCTGTGAATTTATAGATGGCAGTGCTAATGTCCTATTTGCTTTGCAATATACGCCTACGGGTGCGATTCGGCTTATTCAAGGCGGTACTTCGAATGTTCTTGGTATCACGTCTGGTCCTGTTATTGTTCCTGAAAATTGGAACTTTTTTGAGATGAATGTCAATACCAGCACCAATACATTTACTCTTCGTGTTAATGATGCTACTGCCAGTAATACCCCTGTCCTGACTGTGACAAATTCTGATATCGCTGGTACAATAGCTCAACTTGGCTATATGCAAGATCCTGCATCATTTCTTGATGATCTCTTTATCCGTGATACAACGGGTTCAGTTAATAATAGTTGGCTGGGGGATAGGCGTATTGCTACCCTTCTAGCAGATGCAGATACTGCAACAATGGGGTGGACGCCAAACTATTATCATCAATTGGGTGCGGGTATTCTCACTAATACCGCAGGAGGCGGCCTATGGGTGACCAATGGTACACCGCAACTACTAGGTACAGGCGACTTCACTATCGAAGGTTTTGTGCGCTTCCAGTCACTCCCCACGGGCACGAATAAGGCGGTTATATTTGGTAAATGGGATGAGACACACAACCAACGTAGTTATCAACTATTCTTAGGCTCAACTGCGCTAAATAATGGTTGCATCTGTTTTCAGACGTCTACTGATGGGACAGTCTCGACAGTCGTGCAACCAATTGTGTATCCATGGACACCCGCATTAGATACGTGGTATCATGTGGCTATTGTTCGTGCATCTGGCGAAGACCTTCTATTCATAGACGGTATTCAGATGGGGCTGCCAATTGCAGACACTGCAGACTATTTTGCTAGCGGCACTTATCTAGGTATTGGTGCTCAGGCTGAATTGTCTGGTTCACCGCTTCTTAGTGGCACTACACTAGAAGGCTGGTTTGATGAAATTCGCTGGACTGTGGGTCATGCTAGATATACTGCTAACTTTACTCCAACTACTGTAGAATTCCCTAGAGGTTCTAGTGATCCTTACTGGTCTGATGTGGCATTTCTTGCTGGTTTTGATAGTACTATCCAAGATGAAAGTAGCTACACTTGGTCGATTGGTACTGGCGGTTCTGTTCAATTTACAACAAATGATGGGCCTACTGTAGGGAATTTCTCTACCGTTAGTAAGTCTGTGCCTGATGATAATACATTCATGACAGCACCATACATTGCCGCCACCAGTATTCTAACTATGACTGCCCAACCTACCGCCGGTAATACTGTTACTGTCGGTACAAAAGATGGAACCACAGCAGCTGTATATACATTTGAGACTAGCCTCTCAGCAGCCTTTCAGGTTCTGATCGATACCAGTCTACAACAAACATTACAAAATCTATATAATGCTATTAATGCTGGTCCGGGTGGTGGTACGAAGTATGGTACAGGTACAACATCTAATTATGATGTGAATGCTGTACAGCTTCCCGTTGGGCAGTTGGAAGTGATTGCTAATCGTTCTGGTACATCCGGTAATAGCATTGCCACAAGTGCTTCTGGCATTACCGGTAGTTGGACAGGTTCCACTTTGTCTGGTGGCCTTAATATCCCGGGGCCATCAAATTTCAAAGTTCAACGTTTGCCCCCGAATACAACACTAATTAGTGCAGTGCAAATTGTAACTCGCGCCTCTAAGTCAGATGCTGGTGCAGGAACATTTAACACAGGATTTATTGGAGCTCAGGGTGGTCAGGCAACTGGCCCGACACACTCTTTGACAATTAGTCCTGTATTCTACAACGATCTTTATGATGTTGACCCAGATACTTCGGGACCGATCTCGCCCGTTACGATCACTAATGGGGCCATCCAGATTAATAGGGACACCTAATGTATGTCGGATGCATACTCAGCTACTGCATCACAGCTTATAGTACTTGCCGCAGAAGCAAAAGATAGTACACCCACTAAAGTTTCTAAAATTTCTGCCATTGCAGCTACAGAAGCTGTAGATACAAGGCCACGAGTATCCGATGTACTTCTCTTAACTGCCTATGGGCCACAACAAACGAGACATGCTTATGATTCACAACAGGTTGTACTCGCTGCAACAGCCGCTCAGGAAAGTAACGTGACAACACAAGTCTCTGATGCAATGCTTTTAGTAGCTTATGCAACTGCTGTACCCAGTTCTTCGGCTCAAGCTGCCTGGACTTTTGTGATGGATGGTCACCGCTTCTATGTTCTACCATTGGGGCCTGAAGGTGATTGGGCATATGATTTTACTACTCAAGAGTGGTGTCAACTTCAAACCCAAGGTTTCCCAGGTATGAATTTCACGCATGGTGTCATGTGGGGGCTTCGTGTTATGGGGGGTGATGCGCTCTATACATATCTGTATGAGCTTGATCCTACGCAACCACTGGATGAACAGTGGCGAGAAGTTGAACATATGGTTACTGGTGGTATTCCCACGCGTACCCGTTCAATGATCGGGGTAGCTAATTTCACTCTCACCGCCTCTGTTGGTGACGACAGTGCAGATGATATGTCAATTAGTCTAGCCTTTAGTGATGACAATGGTGTCACATGGTCCCAGGAATTTGATTTACCACTAACTGATCAAAGTACTCAAATGCTTATTTGGAATGCTCTTGGATCATTTGCCGCCCCCGGTCGAGTCTTCCGTATCACGGACTATTCAGGCCCAATTCGACTGGATGGTGCTGATGCTGTTCTGACTATTGGTACTGGCGCAGACAGCGGTATTGAACAAGACGGACAGAAAGCACAATGACCCAACAAGTTCAGGACCTAGGGCCACTTACTTGGAACGTACCTATTGTTACTAAGAATGGTGGTCCCACCCCCGAATTTCAGCGGGCATGGAATACACAGCGCAATAATAATACCCAGATCGGTACTGTTGCATTTGGATCGGGAGCTCCTACAGGTTCACCTGCAGATGGTGCAGAATATATAAATACTGGGACCACACCATATACTCTGTATATCGGTAAAGGCGGTTCTTGGACTCAAGTGGGCGCTATTAAATTTACAGATCTATTAGATGCACCACATAGTTATTCGGGTTCTGGCGGTCTTATTACTCGTGTTAACTCGGGTGCCACCGGTCTTGAGTTTGATAGCATCTCAGCTATCTTAGACTCTATTGGTGCAACTCAGGGGGATGTTCTATATCGTAGTGCATCTGGATGGGCAGTCTTAACACCGGGTACATCTGGCCAAGTCTTACAAACTAATGGTACTGGTGCTAATCCTACCTGGGTAACACCTAGCGGTGGTGGCGGCGGGGCCTTGACATTTCTAGATACAATTACGACTACGAGCGGTCAGACGAGTATCGCCTTTAGCTCATCAGTTATCCCGGCAAGTGGTTATTCACAGTTGGTATTACGATTTAACGGGAACTCGACTCTCGGTTCACAAGATACAATTAATATGCAATTCAACGGAGACACGGGATCAAATTACAACTACACGGATTATCGTCAGATAGCCGGTTATGGCGGTGCAGGGGGCGGGAATAATAATCAGTCATCTATAGTTGCTGCGTATACTTTTCCCCCTGGAAGTCCGATTTCGATTGAAAGTGAGATAACAATATCTTGGTATCTATTACCACTCATAAAATCAATACACGGAATGGGGAGCGCCTATGAGCCTTCAGCAAGTTTTTCAGGCCAGTCTGGGTGGGCACTAACGGTGAGTGGTGGTTGGAATAATACGGCCGCTATCACTAGTATTACAGTATTTCCTGCCTCGGGTAGTGCATTCACCACTGGATCAATTTTCAATCTTTATGGTGTCCAGTGAGCATCATAGATGTACTTGACCCTAGGCTATGGTTAATCTTTTACTTAATCGTTGTGAGCACCGCCCCTAGATGAGAACCTATGATGCTTTTAAGATTGCGTTAGCAATTAAGCACTTTTTAAAGACAGAAGAACAGGTTGACCCAATTGAATGGTTGAGTAAACCAGAACATATTGTCTTAGAGAATGAGTACGGTGATTTAGCACTATTTGAATATAGTTTCCCTATTAAGAAAATCTACTCCGGTCATTACTATTTCAAGTCTCGTGGTAAGCAAGCTATTCAATCTGCAAAGGGTTTTCTTGACGAATTGTTCAATACGTGTTACAATATAAATGTGGTGATGGGGTTAGTCCCAATTGAACGTAAAGAGGTCAAATGGTTGACCCGTCGTGTCGGATTTACCTCTCATGGTCTTGAAGAAATTCATGGACAGGAATATGAATTATTCATCATAACAAAGAAAGAATTTAATAATGAGTAGTATCTTTGGCGGTTCACAACAGCAATCGCAATCTACTTCCAGCTCATCCAATCAGGCATACCCGTACCTTCAGCAAGCATTGGGCGGAAATGTTAGCAATGGGTCAAATGCTGGTAACCAACTGGCCAGTATGTTGGGACTTAATGGTACACCCGCACAAGCCACAGGATTCAATAATTTCCGAAATAGTACTGGATATCAGTTTGGTCTGAACCAAGGTATTCAGTCTATCACAGGCAATGCTGCCACACAGGGTCTACTTAATTCGGGTTCGACCCTAAAGGCGTTGGACACATACGGTCAGAATTATGCCAATACTCAATATGGTAATTATACCAGTATGCTCCAAAATCTCCTTAGTGGTGGTAACACATCTGCTTCTGTCATTGGTGGTGCTGGTAATGTGTACAATAGCCAAAGTACTGGGTCTGGTTCTTCTAATGGAGGGGGTATCGGTGGTGCTATCGGTTCTCTGTTGGGTAAGGGGGGTGCTGGTATATCGTCTGGCGGGTCTGCACTTGGTGGCCAACTAGCAGCAGCAGGAGTTTCATAATTAATTATGGCCGGTATTATGGACCTTCTAGCATCTCTTGGTTTAGGTTCTCAACCTCAAACAAATTCTTTGGGATTTGGGCAAACTTCCAACGGAGTAGCCCCTGGTCAAAGTACCTCACCAGGTGGCCAAACAGTCACGCCACTTAGTCAAGTTGTAGTCACTGCTGCGAAAGGGCCTAATGGCGTAAATCCACAAATGCCTTCTCAGGCATCTTCTGCGCCTATGACAATGGCTGCACCGCCAAATATGTCTGGTCTTGATCAATCCGTGCCATCTCTACCGTCAGACTCCAATGGTGTTCTTCAAGGCTCTCAAGGAGCCCCATTCAACTACGACAATAGCTCTGCTGCAGCGGCAGTAAATCAAGCGGTTCAAAAAGAGCCTTTTGGCGGCCAAGGGGGTAATCCTGGTATATACGGGTTACTTCCTCAAAACCTTCAACACGGTACTCTGCGTAATGTCCTAGGAGCTATCGGAGATGCATTTCTTGTCGGGTCCAATAGGCAACCACAATATGCCCCTGCTATGGCCCGTATGCAAGTTGGTCAAGCTATGGCGGGTATGAACCCGAATGACCCTGATTCTATGTATGCTGCTGCCTCTCGTGTTGCGGCAACTGGTGTTTCAGGGGCTGCTGAGATGTCTGATAAGATTGTTCAACAAGCCGAACAAGCCGCAATGCGTAAACAATACATGGAGTACAATCAGAACTATCGTGAACAGGTTATAGGCAATAAAGCGGACAATACGCTTCGCCTACAAGCACCACAAGTTAGTGGAATGGTTAATTCAGCTAAAACTGCTCAAGACTATGCCACACGATATGCCCAAGCAGAGGCCATTGCTCAGCGTATCGGCCCTAACTATCATGCCAGTGATTTTGGACTTGTCTCTCCTGATCAGTGGCAGCCCGGTATGACACAAGGTCTGACCGCTAATCAGGAGCAACTATCCTCGGATAAAAGTGCTCAACGAGATGTGACTAAACGTGGTCAAGATTTCGGGTACCAGGGTCGAGTCACATCAGCTACTATTAATGCTGGTGGTCATGTTCGAGCGGCTCAAATCTCTGCCGGTAAACCCACATCAGGTACAATTGAGCAAGGAATTATCTCTAAGATGAATTCGGAACAACCCCTCAGTGCTGGTGAACAATATTATGTTCAACATAGCCCCACATTTAATGCTAAGAGTGGGCGTCAACTTCTCGTACCTCCCGCTGGTGGTAGTGGCGCGCAACCTGCACATCAACAGTTCCAAAATGGAATGATATATCATGACGCCCACGGAAATAGTGCTCGATATCAGAATGGACAATGGATTTCGGTTAATCACTAATGCCGTTTGACCCATCAACTGCACAACCCTTTGACCCTTCCTCGGCTCAATCCACTGTGGGAGGGTTTGACCCGTCATCTGCCAAACCTGTACAACCAACACAAGATGTTAGTGTTCCACAGGCGATTGGTAACTTTATCGGTCAATTAGGCCAAACAGCGGGAGACCTAATAGCAGGTCATCCGAACCATGCTCCTAATCAGATGGAACAGGGACTGATGGGTGCTGGTCAACGTACTGGTGCGGCCCTGGACTCCGCTGTGTCTAACAACCTACTATTTCAACCTGTTCGTGCAGCTATGGAATGGTCTGGCCAAGGTATGGACAAACTAAAGAGCCTATACCCTGGGCAATCACAACAATGGTATCAATCTCAGCTCCATCAAGTCTATAACCAAGCTGTTATAAACTCAAGACAACATGCGCAGCAAGAACAACAACAGGTTGATCAACAGACTCCAGGATGGGCTGGAAAAGCAGGTCAAGCCGCTCTAAACATTGGTACAGGTCTTGCTACTAATCCTGAATATATGCTTATTCCCGGTATGGCAGGTACAGGTGGCCTAGCCTCTAG